CTAAATCAAACGGAAATATCGAAGTGCTATTAGTGGTTAGCAACGCTTCATTAAAAGGGAAATATGAGAGTTTAAACGAATTTTTAGGCAAAACAGTATCAACGACCATTGAGCCAGAAACAGTAGAATACAAGTTACCAGTTAACAAGCAGACCAATAAACCGAATGTCGAATATATTGTGAATAACGACGGAACAGTTGAAGTTCTAAAAGAAGAACAAACTTCTTTAGAAACGGGCGATGATGTGCAAGAAGTCGAAGAAGTTGCTGTGCAAGTATCGAAAGAAACCATTGACGAATTCATCAAGAAAGCAACAACCATCGAATGGCCAGAATCAATAACAATCAACGTTCGTGGCGTGTTGCATCGGATCGATGAAGGGGAAGCGCTAGAAGAAATTGCGGCTGATCATGATGTTTCAGTTGATAATCTAACCAATCAAGTAGAAATCGCACGCCAACATTTTGCGCCATTTGCTGATTCTTGGAGCAAAAACAAAGAGAACATCATTTTCCCAGAAAAGACAGTTGAAGATGATGAAGAAGAAATCGAAGAATAATCTCGTAGAAAGTGAGTGTTCATTTTGCTTGAGATTTATTATACGCCAACATCCGCTATTATTGCGGATGCCCTGGCTAAAACATATGAAGTCGTTTCTTTAGAAACAGCTAGAAATATTGCCAAGAAATTTAAGGCTAGTTTAAAGCAGAAAACGGACCTTTATGTGATCGAGGGAATTTTGATTGATGCTGGTTATAAAAAAGAGCCAGTGAATTTATAGAAAGGAGTGGAGGTTTGGTCGACCACAAAGAATTCTTTACTCCTTTGAATTATGAAATTAACAACAGAAAAAATAAATGAACTGCTAGGTGTTGATGAAAGCTTTCATGCTTCCTATAAATTGATTGAAATATTAAGTAGTCCAAGCGAACGAGAACTACTATTTACCAACTTTTTTAAAGAAGAACAAGACCTATCATTTGATTGGTTCACAGAGTATTTTCAAGCGGAACATTCAGACCGAAAAGGCAAGAAGCAAGATTTTACACCAGACGGAATCATTCGGGTTGCCAGTGGAGTTCTTGGGGCGACTCGTTCCAATGCAGACATCTGTGCAGGAACTGGCGGTTTAACAATTAAACGATATGCAGAAAATCCTGATGCACAGTTTTATTGTGAGGAGTTTTCAGATCGTGCATTGCCATTTCTCTTGTTTAATTTAGCAATCAGAAATATAAATGCCGTAGTTCTACATGGTGATTCATTAAGTCGTGAGTTTAAAGCAATATACAAATTAACAAAATCAACTGAGTTTAGCTCTATTGAAATTGTTGATGAAGTATCAGCGACTAAATCGGAAACGGTCATCATGAATCCACCTTACTCGCTCCCTTGGAATCCATTAAAAGAGTATTTAGAGCAAGAGCGTTTTTCGGATTTTGATGTATTAGCACCAAAATCAAAAGCAGATTACGCCTTTTTATTACAAGGTATCCATCAACTAAAAGAAAATGGTGTGATGTCTATTATTTTACTGCACGGCGTTTTGTTTCGAGGTGCTGCAGAAGAAAAGATTCGCAAGAAACTTATTGAAAAGAATCTGCTAGATGCCGTTATTGGACTACCTGCAAAAGCATTTATGAATACTGATATTCCGACGGTTCTTCTAGTTTTAAAAAAGAACCGATTAAATAAAGATATTTTATTCATTGATGCCAGCAATGAATTTAAAAAGGAAAAGGCTTGGAATGTTTTAGAAGACGAACATGTTGCTAAAATTTTAGAAGTGTTCCAATCAAGAAAAGCAGTTGATAAGTTTAGCAGTGTAGTTACTATCGAAGAATTGAAAGAAAATGACTTTAATCTAAACATACCTCGTTATGTTGATACTTTTGAACCAGAACCTGTAAAGCCACTATCTGAAATAATGGCAGAAATGAAACAAACAGAGCAAGAGATTGCAAAGAATAATATCGAACTAGCCAAAATGATGAATGATTTAGTTGGAACTACGCCAGAAGCTGATAGACAAATAAAAGAGTTTGCTTCATTCTTTTCGGAACATGTTGGGTATAAGGATAATCAAAAACCAAAACGACGAATAAAGAGAGCAGAACCGACGGAAGGGGAGCAATTGAGCCTATTATGATTGATTTTGATAACTTTGAATGTGTCAAATTAGAAGATGTGGCAGAATTTGGAAGGGCGAAAGCAGGATACATTTATCCTGCTGGAACATCAACCATTCAAATATCGGCTACGAAAGGCCAAATAGACTTTCTAGAATATCCTAGGGAAGTACCAACAAGGGAAGTTGTGATCATTCCTCAAAATGGAATTGAGCCTAAGTATTTTAATTTAATTCTACAAAGAAATGTAGACAAATTTATTGCAAAGTATGCAACAGGTATCAATATACAAGAAAAGGAAATTGGTAATTTCCCAATAGAGTTATTCAATCGAGAAACCCAAAAAGCCTTTGTTCGGATGATGGATCATATCACTGATGAAATAGCGACGGCAGAAAATGAACTAACCATCTATAAAGAAATGAAAAAAGCTTTTCTTGGGGATTTGATGTTGTAATTTAAGAAAGCGAGTGAAGAAGATGACTCCAAAGTTTAGAGTGTGGGATACCTACGAGAAAGAAATGCTAGAAAATGTTACACCTTTGTTTGATGACTCGAATAGCATGATGGCCATAATTACGGATTTTCAGATTAAAGGCAGTCCTGGTACGTCTGAAATAGAGATAGGAAGTTATGATACAACTTTGAAATGGGATGAATTCCCTTATATCCTCATGCAATCAACAGGTGTAAAAGACAAGAACGGCGTTGAAATTTTTGAGGGGGATATTTTGAAAATAATAGAAGTAACAAATGAAGGTATTTCAGAATACATTACTGATGTTATTTGGGAAGACTGTTCATTCGTGTTTAAAAGTGAGGGTGTAGATTACTATGACACTTTTTTAGGGGCGTTTTCAGGAGATCCAAATACGACATACCCACTTTTTGAACTATTAGTTATCGGAAATGTCCACGAGAACCCAAAGCTATTGGGGGTCGCAGAATGAGCTTTAAAGAAGCTTTCAAGGATGAATATGTTGAAATTGACATAAGTAATAACAAAGAAGCAAAAGCTTTCTTTGAAGAAAATGTATATAAAAGGGAAAGAGAAATATTAAAGAAGTCAGAGGTCTTGTTTAAATGTATTGAGGAGGAAGCGGAATGAAATTTTACGAAATTAAAGAACCTTATTTTGCATTAATCGCTGCTAAAGATGAAAAACAATGTTTAAAACTTTACAAGGATATTGTTTGCGATGTAGAGGACGAAAAAGAATTTTTCGATGATATGAAAACAATTGATAAATACGAAGCGTTCAAAATGCTTGCTAAAAGTCGTATTGAAGATGGTGGAGAATTGGGCGCAGAAGAAGCTTTCAATCAGTTAGAAAATCTTGAAGAAAACGGCGAAGTATTATTGATTGACGGCGGCTTGATTTAGGAGGTATCGGAATGAGTATGAGCATTCAACCAGGAGACAAAGTAAAGTATATCGGTGAAAGAGTTCCACAATACACAGACAAATTTTTAGTAGTAAAAACAGTATTAGTGAATGGGTTGATTCTTGAATTTCCTGAAGAAGATAAAAGAGAGGTTGTACTGGAAGATTGTGGAATTTGGAAGGAAGAATCGTTAATCTGTGGATTTGATGAAGTGGAGGAATAGCGATGAATAAACAAGAATTGATTGAAAAGATAAAGTATGGACGTATGAACTATCCTAGTGACAGGTGGGACAAAGGGTATAATTCAGCTCTAGAATACGTGATAAATATTGTACAGCAACTAGACGAACCGAAAAAAGTCGTTGTTCCGAAGTTTGTTGCGGAAAAAATCGAATCGTATGGTTCGGCGCTTGAAATGTTGGCAAATGAATATTTTGATCAGTCGTCGGAAGAGGTTGACAGTGATGCTTTGGCATGCTGGATTGATGGAAATGCTGATTTGTTTTTCAAGGCTTGGATTCATGGCTAC